GTGCGTGCCAGCGTTTAAAGCAAGCTTAAGCGCACCAAAAATTGGAAATGCCATACTACCACCAACTAACTTCAGATTTTTTAGAAGCTAACATTCTTCTTTGACCACCTACCTTATTTTTAGTTGGTTGACCTTCAGGGATTTTCATTTCTATTCCACCCTTCTTGTAACCATCTTTATTAAGGTCTTGAGGAATGTTACCTTTGTAAAAAGGTTCCTTATTATCTTTTTTTGTCATAGTTTTCTCCTTATATATTAATATACTATCTTTTAGGCCCTTTCAAGATCTTAACGTCGGCCATTTTCATTAGATCATTGTCCATTTTAGCTTCTTGAGACATCATCTGTTTTGTTAGGGATGTCTCCGCTCTAAGTTCAGCTAAATCTTCATTTTGCTCTAATTTTTCGTCAAATTGTTGTTGACCCATTAATTGCTTAGATTTTTCCATATTAATCTTCTCTTCTTCTTGTTCACGTTTAGCAGAATCATCCATAGCTTTTAAATCAAGTTCTCTGCCTTTTAATTTAGCAATTGGATCGTTTCCGAACTGACCCATAATTTTATTTTCTTCGTTTTTAAATTCTTCAGTCATTTCAGCGATTAATTTCGCTTTTCTAGACTCTAAACTCATGGTCATAGTAACTATTTGCTGTTGATACTGTGGATTTTGCTGTAACATCGGGTTTTGCTGTACCATTTGTTGCATTTGCACCAATTGTTGTATTTCTTCCCTAAATTCCACTTCTAATTGCTCTTGTGCCATTAAAGAAATGTGTTCAAAAATGTTTTTTTCCAATGCACCCATTATTGGGGGCGCATTTCTTGCAATATTAGTCGCCATAAAGTTTAAATGGGTTGTAATATGTGCTTGATGATCTTGTCCTTTAAAAGCTTGAAAGGGTTTTGAGCTCATTGCTAAAATATTCTCTGTTGCAGGGTCCATTGGAGTAGGTGGTCTGGGTGGTGGTAACACTTTATCAATATTTTTAACACCAATTGCTGAATACATAGAATAAAATGCTTCATACATATTATGCATTTGAGGATTTGACATTGCAAGTTGTAATTCTGTTTGTGCAAGCGTGATTCTTTGTGATTGAGAAAAAATATTTGGATCCGCTACAGGAATAATATCTATTTTATCATCAAAATCTGTAACTTTAATATTTCTTTGTCCCCCAACAACATCATACGGATATTCTTTAGGTAAATAAGTTTTAAAAACTCCTGCTAATAATTTAAATTCAGTTTTCATAGCCATATACAATCTTTTATGTATGGCTGACATGACTCTGGAACCACGTTCTAACAGAGCTATAGTCGTCCCAACAGCGGCCTGCTGGTTGCCGTCTCCGACCTGCATGTCAGCGATGGCGGCAAATCGTTGCCCTGCCTGTACCACTATTCCCATCAACTGTAATAAAGTTGGTGAAGGTTCTTTAAATGGTAAAGGCATAAATGCATCCTTGATACTTCCTCCAGGTGCATCAACATCTCTAAATTCGCCGGGTTGTATAGCTTGTGCTTCATCTCTTACACGGATTCCACGTTGTTTAAATCCTGATGGTAAATTGCTTAAAGTTCCTGCGTCTAATAATTGACGTAAAGCAGTGGTTGCTGTTCTTGATAAACCACCGATCATATGAATTAAACCGAAACCATAAAAACCCATACCAGGTAAAAATTTAAAATGTACAAAGTAATCTATTTTTTGTCTTGTTGTATCTTCAAGTTGATAGTTTCTTCTAATTGATAATATTTGTCTGTTACCCATTTCAAGAGTAATAATATATGGAAGTTTAATTCCAGTTGGCTCTCCTGTTGTGTCTTTGTCTTCAAAACCTTCTAAATCTAAATCTTGATGAATTTCTAAAACTGTAAAAATATCTTCGTCTCTAGTTTTTCTAATTCCTTCTAACTCTCTTTCCTTTTTCTCTACTTCTGTTTCTTGATTATACCCAGGCGTTAGTTCTATATCCATATAGAAACCTGAGACTTGTTTTTTTCTTACTTCATTTTCGGACATTTTAACTACATGAACAACTGCCTCTGCATCCTGTAAAGAAGTTGCAGTATAAGGGACTACTAAATCATCAGCGGGTACGAACTTTGAAACGGCTCTACCAAGAAGTTCATCGTAATAAACTTTCTTGAAAGCAGAGCCGCTAAGAGGGAGATAAAAAAGCATTTGATCGAACTCGGGTTCATACTCTCTCATCACATCCATGAGCTGATAGTTCATGAATTCTTTTACTCGGTGGGATTGATCTTCTCTGGCTCTGTCTGCTAGTCCAATTATTTGGGTATTAACTGGACCGGTAGCTGGAAGTAATTCTTTATAAGCTTGCGCTTGAAATTGGGTTACAGCTTCAGCTAACACTGGATGTGTTGCACCGGAAGCTCCTTGAAATGGTTGTGTTGGATTTTCATATTTAAATCCTAAAAGATCTAAACCTTTTGTATAAGAATCTTCCCACTCTCTTCTAGAAGATTTATATTGATCAAAGTTTCCTACTAATTCTGAACCTAATTTACCTAGAATATCATCAGGCAATAATTCTGCTAAATTGTCAAAATGACCTTCGCCGCCAGGTTTATTAATTGCTTCTGGATCAAAATTAACTGTAGCACTACCATCTTCGTCTCTGGTTATTTCTACATCCTCAGGTCCAACTTGTTCTTCAATAGTTTCTTGTTCTGATACAGCGATTTCCTCTTCGCCAGGTACTTTAATTTCAGTCTCTACGTTTGGTAGGGCTTTGTCTATGTCTGCCATTTATATTCTCCGAGTTCTTTATTGTTGTACTTTGTTTTTCAGGAACATTCAACCCTTCTGGGTTAGGTCCCTTTAAAGGTGGAATTTCTTTCCACTTAACATGAGGCATGTTTGCAACAAGAGTTTTATTCTTCACTAAACCAACCTCTTTTATTTCTCCAATCACCAAATTTTTGAAGGCCTGTAATTCCTAATGAAGCAGCGAAACCATAGCCACCCATTCTAGATAGACCTCTTAATGCCGTTGGACTTATTCCAAGTCTCATAATCTTACCTATATTTTCTCCTAAACCTTTTGTTGCTGCTCTAGTCATGGACGATGCAAAAGTAGGTCCTAACCAATTCCACGGGTTAGTTGCGATATCAGTTGGAGAATCTCCTTCTTGAATTTGACCTGCAATGTGTAAAGGTTCTAACGCAGCTAAACCTAATGGAGTTCCAGTTGTCATTAATCCTCTTCCTAAAGTCTTTAAAGCAGTCTTAGTTATTCCTGATGGTTTTTTTCCAAATCTTGCTGATCTAGCAGCTTCAATTGTTGATGGTGCAACGACTGCAGTACCTGCTACTGTCTCTGCTCCTAATACTGGAAGTTGCCAGTCTAAAATTGCAGGTCTTTCTTGTGGAGTCTCATCAATTGGACTTGTCATCATATCGATTAACAGGTTCTTTTGTTGATTCTCATCTGATAAATAAGTTGTTGGATCGTCGTTCATGAATTGCTTAACAAGACCTGCAGACACTGCACCGGCTGCTGCAATCGCTCCATACTTACCCCCTTTTCTGGCAATGTTTAAAAAACCCATTCCTGCAGTTTTAAGCTTTTCAGGAACTGTTTTTATTTTATTAATTTGTTCTGTCGTTCTGACTGGATCTGTATCAAAAGCCATTTCCATTTGTCTGGCACAATTGCTTCCGGCAGCAAAACCAATTCTACCACCTTCAGCTCTAAAGAGATTACATACACCACCTTCATTTGTTTTAGCAGCTTTTAGTAATTGGTTTTTAAAAATACCTAGGTTATCTATTCTTCCCAAAGGATCAAGAACACGTAGCTTTTTAAGACTAGCTGGCGATTGTTTAATTTCTTTTATAGTGGGAGCATCTCCAACATCAATTGAGTATTTTGATTTTTTAAAATACTCACGAAGATCAATACCTAGGCCCTCTAATTCTTCTAATCTTTTGGCGGCATATAATTTAGAGGGGTCTTTCAAAGATAAAGTAGGGAGGTCTCCTTTTTTTAAGTCATGAATATTTCTAAAGTCCTTGTTATATGTATCAAATTTTTTAATAACTGAACCAGGGTTTCCTTTTTTAATAGCATCCTGCAATTGTAATTGATAATCACCTAGCCTTTTAACATACTGAGAATAATGCCCTATATTAAATTTACCTTCCATTAAATTCACAAATTGAGAATAAGGATGAGAACCTGCTCTAGCAGACGGTGATACTCCTACCAGCTCATTAAGATTAAAGCCATAACGTTTAGCTTCAGGAAGCTTGTTATCGTAAAGAGGAATCTTTTCTTTAGCTAAAATGGTTCTAATTTCTCTTTTAAAACTATCCATGGAACCTCTTTGAAAATACTTCTCTCCTAAATTTTCAGTAATAGTGTCCATTGCAATTTGATATCCTCTCGCATGAAAAATATTTCCAAAAGGAGCTTTTTCAATTCCTTCAAAAATAGCTCGGGCCACGCTTTTATTTTTAGGAAGTTTAAAATCAACATTAATAAAATCTTTTCCATTATAAGTTTGAGCTAATCTAAGAGTAGCAGTCGAAGCTTGAGAAGGGGTCCAGCCCCATTTCTCCTGAATAGCGTTTAAAGCTTTACCATCTGCAAAGTTTCCTTCTTTCAATAAATTAATAATGGTCGGGTTTCGGTGAAGTGATTTAACACGTTCCACCACCTCCGGCATAATTCCAAATTTTCTCCCTTTTCTTAAATAATAATCCTGAAGAATCTTAGTTCCGCCTTCTATTTTTCTTGGATCTTTAATAAACCATCTTAAATTTCCTTCACCAAGCCCAATGTTTAATTGTTGTAACTTAAATTTTGGTTTTAAAATTTTTTTAATCATCGCCTGACCTGTACCTACTCGTTCACTTCCTTTGGTCCCTCGTGTCATAGAATCACTAATAATTACCGGAAACCCACTGGTCATTCTTCCTCTTGAATACTTTGCGGTAGGTGCTGCTCTTACTTCTGGTATTCCAAGAAGTTTACCTGCTTCATCGACTGAAATAAGATTTTGTTGTGCTATTTTTCTATAAGTAGGTAGATGTCTTTTAAAACTTTCGTAACTTTCTTTAAGATTTGTTCTCTCGTAAGGTAATAGTTCCTCCCAAGATTTAGTATAGGTCTTTGTTCTAATTCCTAGATATTTATTCCATACCGAACCTTGGTTTCTGACTTGATTATTGTAAAAATCGAGAAGTCCTTTTGAAGGTGTAACAACCATTAAACCTCCAGAATCTTAGCTAGTCCGCCATGTGCATTGGGTTTACGACCTTTTCCTGGGTCCCATTGATATAGGGACTGTCTTGCCATGGACTCATCCACTTCGCCCAATAATTTTCTCATCATACCCATTTCAGCAGCTAAATAATTATAAGCCGTACCATAAAATTCTGATCGTGCGACATGGTCAAGATCATCGTACACGACGCCGGCATCTTCCGCTAACTGTTCTGCCAGAAGTTCGGCATTATATTTAGTGTCTCCTTTAGCATAACCCGGTGACACATTGTCGGATGCTTTAATCATGTATTCAGAATTCTTTTTATTTTTATTAAGAAAAGCGAGTGCACCTCTAGCAATTGTTCTGGACCCATATTTATAACCCAGTCTTGCAATACCACCTTTGGCAAATTCTGGAATGTCATCAGGATTAAATCTCGGATCGTCAGTTCCAAATCCACCTTTGTCTTTTGTTAAACGAACGTTGTCGGCAAATGTACTTATAATTTCTGTATCTGAATTTAATGGAATTCTTCTTGCAACCACATCACCAAAATATTTTTTAACTAAAACTAATGGATCACCTAAAGCTCCACCACCACCTTCTGTAATATATTTATAATCTGCTTCACTTATAACAGATTCTAAAGTTCCACCTTTACCTGGCGCAAGTAAGTCTGTTTCTTTTTTTAACATCTGATATAAAAATTCTCTAGCTGCTGCTCTTTTCTTTGGAATATCAGTAGCAGATACAACACCTGCATTTTTATAAGCGTCGCTTACAAAATCAGTAATGAATTCAGTACCTGCTTTATTCCTAGTCATAGTTTCTAAAGCTTCAATTTCATTTGTTCCTCTTTTTCCAACACCAAACGCTTCGTCAACTGACATGGGTTTAATGTCTGACAGTTTACCTGATGCCCCTTGAATATTTTTCATTCGATCTGTTATACGACTCATTAATGGTGAAACCTTTTCTCCTGTTTCTACCCCCTCAGTTGTTCTCAAAGCACCTAGACCTTCCTGAGTTAAATCCCTGGTTCTTGTTCCCATGTCTGTGATGTTTGGAATTTGACTTGGAAAGTGAAATTCTTTCATCTTCGTCAGGTTCTCGATTAGCTTGTTAGCTTGAAGATCATTTAACTTACCGCCTGTTAAATAGCCTAGAGATGATTCGACTTGTGGTAAAACTTTATTTAATGGAAGTACACCTAATGCCTCTATGTTAAGGTCTTGTTGGAATAGTAGATCATCCTGCGGGCCTTTACCTAGAAAGCTGATATTTGTCCGGGTACCGAGGAACTTGCTTGTATTAGCTCCCAATTGTTTCCCTAATCTAAGTGCGATATCTATTAATGCTTTACTAGCCATAATACTTTAGTTGTCCTTTTACAATTTTCTCATCCTTATAATCTTCAGGATGACGAACCAAACCCCCTTGTCTAATTCTCATAATGGCTT